TCGGGCTGGCAGTTTCAAGTAATCTTCAGCGTTCATTACCAACGCTATATCAGCAACGGCGTTGTGTATAGCATCTGCGCGGTCCGGTTTGACAGCCCACTGGTTCCACTGTGGATTACCCACGGCGGTGCAGTATTTGTTGAGAAACTTACCCCTAGTGTTCTGCAAACGCTTGCCTTTGTCGAGCAGATAGAACTGCGGCCATAGTTCTAGCAACGAGTTTGGCGCTGGAGTGCCTGTAAGTTGCACCATTCTGTCGATCTTACCGTAGACTTTCTTTAGCGACCGCCATCGCTTTGATGTGTGGGACTTGAAGCTGCTGCTTTCATCGATTACTACGCAATCATAAGGCCACTTCTGACCCAACTTTTCGACAAGCCACGGTACATTTTCGCGGTTAATAATGTGAATGTCAGTGTCTTCATCCAGCGCAGCCTCACGCTTTTTTGGCGTTAAACCACTTAAAACGGTGTAATTTAACGCGCTCGTATGAGTCCAGTTGGCTATCTCTGTCGGCCAAGTGTGATTTGACACGCGCAGGGGCGCGATAATGAGTGTCTTTTTGATCACTTTTTGATCAATTAGGTCAATTAAAGCTGTGAGCGTCGAGACTGTTTTACCCAAACCCATGTCTATCCAGAGCGCGGCCTTCGGATTATCCTTTATGAATTCCACGGCTCTGTGCTGGTACGGGTGTAGGTTTTCTCGGTTCAACATAATAGTGCTTTGCCTTTCTCAATATCATCAATGACGTGTACTGTCCAACCTACCGCCAAAAGCCTTCTATGAATTGCCTGCTGGTAGGGCGTTGCCTTTTTACCCGGTGCTTTGAACTCGATAATTACCAGTGAGCCTTTGCGGAAGTACATTCGATCAGGGACTCCGCGCTGGCTCGGACTGACCCATTTAAAACTGAGCCAGCCCTGAGATTTGGCGTAGTCGGTAACTTTCTTCTCAACAACGCTTTCTCTCATTTTCGATATCGATTTGATTCATAGCCTTCTGCCTCAACGGGCATACCCTCTGCCCAATTCGGCAAGACGCACATTAGCTTTTCAAACTCAGCCAATGATCCATAAGCGTCTGGCACGTCAGCCACGATCTCATCGTGAACGTGAAGAACAATGGGATAGCTGGCAGCTTCAAGTCGAAGAATTGCTTCTGCCAAAATGTCTCTGGCAACAGCTTGCGTAATCGATTGAACGATTGAACCGCCGTAGGCTTTTATCTCATCCCAACGGTGTGTGTGGTTGTTCATACCTTTATAGATGATCTCAGCATTGCGATCACCTTGACGAAGTTGCGCCTCTGGAAAAGACAGTATTCTGCCGCTAGGAAGCTTGAACAATAGATCGCCAGCCACCATTCGGAATGTTCCTTTTGCGGCTGTGAAGGGTTTACCAGAATAGCTAATCGCGTTTCTGGCAGCTTTCTCTGTGTTCATCCACAGTTGCACGATAGGATAGTTAGCATCGCGCCAATCGTTGCGTATTTTTAGTGCCTGATCTTCGGTCACTTCAGTCCCATATGCCTCAGACATTTTCTGGAACGCTCGAACACCACCTTGATAACCGAGCGCCAATGTTGCGACCTTGCCGATAAATCTCTGGTCAGAACTGATGTCTTCATATGACACATTGAACATGCCCGATGCGGTAGCCTTATAAATGTCCTTGCCATCGCGGAAAGTTTGCAGCACCTCATCGTGATCAGCCAACCAAGCCAACGCCCTTGCTTCAATGCTGGCATAGTCGCTGACGATAAGGCGATTACCGTTTGACGCTGTCAGCATTCCCCGTAAGCAACTGGATAAAGATTCCATCGGCTCACCGCTAATTGCTTCTGGATCACGAGACTCCATCTGCACGATGCAGGCATCAACATCTGAAATCGTTGGGCGTGGTAAGTTTTGCGGGTTAATGTGACGGCCTGACCAGCGGCCTGTTGAGGCTCCGTGGTACATCAGAGAGCCATGAACACGGCCATCTTTGCCGAGGCACTCAAGCATTGCGCTGTACTTTTTAGTCGAAGACCGCGACAAACTCTGCCTGATGCCAAGAAATTCTTTCACAATCGCAGGACAGTTATCATCCTGCAGCGCGTCAGCAATAGCCGCCTTGTCGTAGTTTGACAGTGGATAATTTTGCGAGGCGCACCACTGCATTGCCTTGGCGCGTGACCCGGTGGAATCAATAAAGCCGCCAGTTAAAACTTCAACGCGCTTATTCATCGCGCTGCTGTGCTTATCGATAATGGCTAAACCGTTCTCGATGGACTTGCGATCTAGCTGAACGCCACGCCAGTTGATGCGTTGGTCAGCCTCCCACACGGCACTCTCAATGCCTCTGAGGTTGCGAAGCCGCTGACGAATCTCACGCTCTGCGACAACGTCTTGCAAGCAATAATCGTACAGTTCTTGGTACAGTTTCGGATCACGAACACGCTGACCGCGATATGGTTTACAGCACCGCTGAATCAACAGCTTGCCGCGCTTTGACTTTGCGTCATCGCCATCGAGGCCAAGTGCCTCGCCACATTTACCCAGCGCACGGGGGTAAGCCTGTGCGGCTGCGAGTGCGGCGGTGTCACGCCACTGCTCAATTGGCACTGGCTTCCACCTTAGTACTAAATTCCAGATCGCCATTTCAAAAAAGCTGTTCCATGCCCATACGGTTGCACCGCCAGCTTCAATTAAAGACAATAGCCTTTGCGGCGCGGGCATGTCAGGTGTCCACAATTCTGGTGGATCATCATTCACTGAGTACGCCATGCACAATACTTCAGTTGTGTCATGATCAGCGTAGGCGTATGCGCCAGCCTTGCGAATGTCGCACTCTGAGTAAGTCTCAAAGTCGAGGGATATATTCATTGATGCGTCCATTTCTTGCTGATCCATTCTTTGATCAGTGGGTGAATCCAGTCTTGCGATTTTTCGGGGCGACGATTTCTCTTAACGCTTTCACGGCGACGAGGCAAAAGGTCTTTGTCAGTAATAATCACAGGTGCGATGTTTGCGCTTCGTTTTTTCTTCATACCCATTCTATTTTTTAGTAAGTCATACGGTATTCCTGCGCGTTCTGCGATATGGGCAACGACCACTTCGTTTCCATTTATATCTGGAAAACGAGTACCTATATAGGTGTAGCTCAAAGTTGGTAACATTTTTATTCTCAAGAAATAGGGGCTTTGTCAAAGCCCCGTGAATGGTATAGATACAACCAAATGTTGTATCTGTTTAGCTCAAAAAATCATCATCAGCGGCATCTGCTGCTTGCTCACTGCTGATATCATCAAATATGTCGTTGGCCTTTACCGCGCCAGAGCCAAAAGCTTCACCGTCCTTTACAAACTGGATTGCCACTAGATTAGCATTTACACGCTTGCCCCACTTGTTGTCCATTATCCAAATCGATATAGCGGCATTCACATAAGCCCCGGCGTATGGCTTGCCGTCTTCTTCTACAAGTGGAGAGCGGTCACGATCAATAATTGTAGGACGATTTTTACCTGAGGCCGAAACAAACATTGCATTTTCATAGCCGTCATACGCTTTTTCTTCGCCATCGCCAAGAAACATTTTCAAGCCTTTTGGTGTTTCACCGTTGAAGTGAACGGTCACAGCCTGCTTGATTGATTTTTTTAGTTCAGCAATTTGTTCTTTGTCGGTGTCTTTGTCCAACAAAAAGTTAGCGGAGAACTTAGCGGTCTGGCCTTCATTAAATGCCTTCGCAGTAAATATTTGTGGGAAAGAAAGTCTTACATTTTTAAGTGTTATTACGCTCATTGATTTTTACCTAGTTTGCAGTTATGTCGTTAAAATATTCGGCAGCGTCAGGCTTTACCGCTGGACGTGGGTCGGTGTCCGGCGCAAGACTTGGTCTGCCTTCTGGTTTGTGGATGAGATCGATGATCTCTCCGTATCGCGCCTTCCCAAGCAGCTTTTCTGCCTGCGTTGGCGAAATGAGTTTTGAGATGAGGGCCTCTGGCCCGATCATCTGAATAAGTTGTTCTTCGGCTGTCTTCTGATCAACCCACTTGCGCTGACCTCTCCCTTTTACAAGTTTATAATTTGGCAATATGCCGCCATCAAGCAGTAGCTTGTGAGCGTGTTTCTGCACACCCTGCGCCCAGCCTATGAGTGCATCCATTTTTGGCAGCAGGTTGGCGATCTCCTCAAGATTTAAGGTGTGCGGAACTTGCACCAGAAGCGGGTCTTCCAAATTGTCAAAAGAGCCGAGCGTCAAATCGTAGTTGTGTTTTGCGAGAGCGCGACAAGTCGGCTTTGCTTTACAAAAGTGACACGCTTTTTTCGTCGGATTGAAAGTAGGATCGGGACGCATTGTTAAAAGTGCCGCTGGCTTCACGACATCATTGGCCCAAATAAATAAATCTTTCACTCTCATCGAATATGTGTCGATGTGGTCTAACCGGGGCTGAACAATGGTCATACTCACCATATCGACTTTGTCGATAAACTCGAACGCAGCGCCCAGTGCGTAGAGCATTAACTGCTCATTGCGGTTGGCGTTGACCTTTAGTCCTTGACCGTATTTCAAATCAATGACGTGCAGAATGCCGTCATCCAAAGTGACGTAGTCGGCTGTGCCGAAGCCACCAGCAGCCCACTTGGAATAATCAACGCGCAGTTCGACATGCTTCTCTTCGCCGCCTTGGCTGTTGCAGAAATCGACATAAGTGGCAACGTGATGCGCCATGTCTTCATCAACGATAAAGCCCTCGAACTCGACACCGATAAAATATTCCGGCGGCTTCTGCTTCAAAAGACATTCTTCGGCCAGTGCATGTGCGGCTGTGCCTTCTGCTGCAAAAAATGATGTTTGCTCTGGAAAAGTTTGCTCCAGCATGATGCTCGCAGGGCAAGTCATCCATCTGTGAGCCTTTGAGGCTCCGAGTAGCGCGTGTTTCATTTTGACCCTTTATAAATTAATTCATCTTTCTGTTGTTGACAGAATACAGCTTGATGATAAGGTGTCAACCACAGAAAGTTGTTAATTCAACTTTAGTAGTTTTAAAATATATAAAGGTGATAAATGATTTATAAAAGTGAGTTTTCTGGTGAAGTTAAAAGTGCAATCGATGCTGTTATTGAAACAGCAAAACTTAAAAACAGAACGACCTTAGCGCGAAGGCTTGATGTTTCAAAGCAAGCATTATCAAAGTGGTGTAGCACAGGTTTGGTTCCAGCGCACCGCGCTCTTCAGATGGAGCTACTTAGTAATGGACATGTGTCATGGAAACTTTTATGCCCCGACATTGTTGCCGAGTTTAATAATTCTAAAGAGATAATTTATGAGTCTTCAAGAAGTTAAGTATAGGTTTTACTCTGGCCTTGCCAGCTTTATAAGCCGCCTTGCCAAGTGGGTTGAATGGTTACTTGTTAAGTTGGAAACAGCAGAGATTAGCCTTTTAAGTACGGCGGCTAGATCAAAATAAATTAATACGAGGGTTTGTTTTTTGGCATTTTTAAAAGAATATGGGCATCAGCTTGTCGATAAAGGTTACGAGATTGTGCCTTTGAAAAAAGGTAAGAAGTTTCCAATGATCTCAGGATGGCAAGATATCAGAGCGACTCACGCTGATGTCGATAAGTGGCTATCGAACGGCCATGCCGATGGTGGCGTTGGAGTGTTGTGCAGAAACACGGTTGCCGTAGACATCGATTGTCTAGATGCCAAAGTGAATTACGATCTTCTGCATTGGCTGAAAACCAATGTTGGCGATTCGGCTGTGCGGATTGGTCAGAAGCCGAAGTGCATACTTCCCTTTAAGGTTGAAGGCAGTTTCACCAAAATACGCTCCGCAGAATATGCCGACACGCTTG